ATTTCCACCCGTAAGTTCCATCGTTCTTTTAGACTATCTGAATATACACAAGTTACAGGAGCTTCTCTGGAGAACGGCATTCTAGCAATTCATTTAGAAGTCGTACTGCCCGAAGAGAAGAAGCCTCGCAAAATTGCAATTAACAATCACAGCGAGGTAACAACAAATGCTGAACTTCTTACGGAAAATGGGTAAAGCCCTATACGAATCCCGACTTGACGCTGCCTGTTACGGTGTGGCAGGTTACATTAAGACTGAATATCGTACACACTACAATCAGTCTGAAATTGCTCACATGGTTAGAAAGGATGGTTTTGATGCAACTGTTTTTAAAATCACTCACTAAATCATTTAGCAATGCAATCAAGAGAGCTAGAATGTCAGATGAAGAAAGATATCTTTCTGACTCAACTGACCTTGTAGACCTTGAAGGTCGTCAAAAGCGGATCATGTATGGTCAAGCTCCATATCAAATCAATGGTCGTCATTGGTTAGATGTCCAACAATACCAGTAATGTTAAAGAAGGGTGGTGTTTTGCCACCCTTTTTTCTTGACACAAAGTAAAATCTCCTATATAATGTTCCTTCATACTTAAAGAGGGCAGTGATGCAATTTTACACATCAGTCAATCGTCTAGGCAACTCCATTCTTGTGCGGGGTTATAAAGACGGTGTAAAGACTCAAGAACGCATTAAGTTCAAACCAACATACTATGTTCCTACTAAAGAACCTACTGAATGGAAGTCCCTGCGTGGAAACCCTGTCGCACCAGTCACCTTTGCCGATGCCAAAGAAGCCCGTGAGTTTAATAAACAATATAAGGGCCTGGATAATTTTGAGGTGGTGGGCAATACAAATCATGTTGCTCAGTACGTTTACGATGTATATCCTGACAAGATTAGATTTGACCGTGAAGTTATCAACACGACCACAATTGATATTGAAGTGGCGTCTGATGACGGATTCCCTAAACCAGAGTTTGCTGAGTATCCTGTCATTACAATCTCTTGCAAAAATAACATTGATGACCTTTATCATGTATGGGGCATGGGTGAGTATACACCTGACCGCAACAATGTTGTCTACTATGAGTGCGCAGATGAAGCAGAACTACTTCTTTCTTTTCTTGCTCACTGGCATAACCCTTCTAACTGTCCCGATGTAGTTACAGGTTGGAACACTACCTTCTTTGATATTCCCTACCTGATTAATCGTGTTACTAAAGTGCTGGGTGATGATAAAGCAAAGATGATGTCTCCTTGGAAACATATCCGAGAACGCATTGTAAGAGACCAGCACCAGAACGAAAACCAAACCTATGAAATCACAGGCATTCAACAACTAGACTATCAAGACCTGTTCAAGAAGTTTGCCTATACCTATGGCAAGCAAGAGTCCTATAAACTTGACCACATTGCCTATGTTGTTCTAGGAGAGAACAAACTCTCTTATGATGAGTATGGTTCTCTGCATGGTCTCTACAAGTCTGACTTCAAGAAGTTTGTAGACTACAACATTAAAGATGTAGAACTAGTTGCACGACTAGAAGACAAACTTGGTTTGATTACATTAGCAATGACCATGGCTTACAAGGCAGGGTCTAACTTTGTAGATACACTCGGCACTACAGGTATCTGGGAGACAATCATCTACCGTCACCTTATGTCTAGTAAGATTGTGCCGCATCTCAAACGTGACAAAGAAAAGAGCAAGTATCCCGGTGCCTATGTCAAGGAACCTGTTCCCGGCATGTATGAGTGGGTAACTTCCTTTGACCTTGCATCCCTGTATCCTAACATCATTGTGCAATGGAATATGTCACCAGAAACTATTATGGATGGTGTATTCAAGTCTGGTGTTACTGTAGAGTCTGTGCTTGCTGGTGTTGATGTAGACTGTGATGCTAACCAGACTATTGCTGCAAATGGTATTGCTTTCCGCACAGATGAAGTCGGGCAAATCCCCAAGATTATTAAAGACTATTACACAGAACGTAAGGTTATCAAGAAGAAACAACTTGAAGCAGAAAAGTTTGTAGAAGAAAACGGCAAGACCTACCAGCTTACCAAAGATATTGGTCAGTTAGAGAATGAACAGATGTCTATTAAGATTCTGCTTAACTCTCTCTATGGTGCTATGGGCAACCAATGGTTCAACTACTTTGACCAACGCATTGCAGAAGCAATCACCTATAGTGGCAAGTTGACTATCCTATGGGCAGAACGTGCAATGAATGCTGCTATGTGTAAACTGGTAGAGAAAGATGATGACTATGTGATTGCTATTGATACAGACTCACTCTATGTTAATATGAAACCATTAGTTGATAAGTTTGCCCCTAAGAGCCCTGTAGACTTCCTAGACAAGACTGGTGCTGAATACTTTGAGAAGATGCTTAACGTCGAATACCAAAATATGTTTGAGAAACTAAACTGTATCGAAAACCGTATGGATATGGAACGTGAAGTTATTGCTGACCGTGGTGTCTGGACTGCTAAGAAACGTTACATCCTAAATGTTCTGGACAAAGAAGGTGTGCGGTATGCTGAACCTAAACTAAAGATCATGGGCATTGAAGCAATCAAATCTTCTACTCCACAGGTGGTCCGTGACAAGTTCAAGCAATCCTTTAAGATCATCATGGAAGGGGACGAGGAACGCACACAGAGGTTCATACAGCAGTTTAAAGATGAATTTGGTAGTCTACCACCCGAAGATATTTCTTTCCCCCGTGGTGTCTCTAATCTAACGAAATGGATAGATAAGAATACTGTTTACAAGAAAGGCACTCCTATTCATGTGCGTGGTGCAATCCTCTTCAACAATCGTGTAAAAGATTTAAAGCTTGACAAACAGTATGAAATGATTAAGAATGGTGAGAAGATTAAGTTCACCTACTTGAAGCAACCTAACCCTATCAAAGAAAATATTATATCCTATCCGGTCATGCTTCCTAAAGAGATGAACCTGCATGACTACATTGACTATGACAAACAGTTTGAAAAGACTTTCCTAGAACCTCTGCGTGTCATCCTTGATGCTGTAGGCTGGGAGACTGAGAAGACTGTAACACTAGAGGACTTTTTTGCATGAAACTGATGCTTGGTAATTGCCTTGATAAACTCAAGGAACTTGATGATAGCTCGGTGGACTCCATTGTGACTGACCCACCATATGGTCTGTCATTCATGGGTAAGAAGTGGGACTATGATGTTCCTGCTGTAAATATTTGGGAAGAATGCTTTCGTGTTCTGAAACCCGGTGGTCATTTGCTTGCCTTTGCTGGCACTCGCACACAGCATAGAATGGCTGTGAATATTGAAGATGCAGGATTTGAAATCCGTGACATGATTGCATGGGTCTATGGTTCTGGCTTTCCTAAGTCTCACAATATTAGCAAGGCGATTGATAAGATGGCCGGGGCTAAACGTGAGGTTGTTGAGACGTATGACCCAAGAGGAATGTATGATGGAAAGTCACGAACATCAAAGGCCATAAATACAAATTGGAGAAAAAATGAGGGCCGTGACGATGTACTAGATATGAGTGCAAAGGCAATAACCGCCCCCGCCACACCTGAAGCACAACAATGGGACGGTTGGGGTACTGCTCTGAAACCTGCCCTTGAACCTATCACTGTTGCTCGTAAACCTGTTGCAGAAAAATCTATTGCAGAGAATGTTCTGAAGTATGGCACTGGTGCTATCAATATTGATGAGAGTCGAGTTGGCAACGAGGGTGAGGCAATCCCGGAGTTTAGCTATAGAAGTCATGGCAAGTCCGACAGGTCAAATATCAACACAGGAAACAAAAACCGTACCGGAGCCTCAACAAATCAAGGACGTTTCCCCGCCAACCTAATCCATGACGGTTCTGATGAAGTGGTTGAGTTAGCAGGTGATTACGCCCGTTTCTTCTACTGTGCCAAGGCGTCTAAGAAGGACCGTGATGAAGGTTTGGATCATATGGAAGAACAGCAGTTTGTTCAGTGGCAGACAGGCAACGGAGCAAGTGGCAAACCTTCCTCTATGTCTGAGGGACGTGACACCAAGCGCAAAAACACTCACCCTACTGTGAAACCTACGGACCTTATGAAGTATTTGATTCGTATGGTAACGCCAAAGGGTGGTGTAGTTCTTGATCCGTTTATGGGGTCTGGTTCTACAGGTAAAGCAGCCAAGTTAGAGGGTTTTGACTTTATCGGCATTGAAATGGATGAAGAGTATTTTTTGCTTGCAAAATCCCGAATTGATGGTATAATGGTAGAGTCAACATTAGAGGATTTTTTTTAAATGATTTTATCAGCAGTTGATACTACATTTATCTTTGATAAACTAACAGACTTCTACTCTAACTTCAATCGTATTGATGACTACATGCGAGTGAAGAAGATAGAACGTCTGCGCAGTATCAATGCATTTCCGGGTATGTTGGAGTCAGAACTATTTCAAGACTTTGATATGTCTCCTGAAGATATGGAGATTGATATTCAGCCTGCATCTGCATCACACTTCCGTGACTTGCTGGACATTACTGCATCTTTCAATGGTGAGACTGCACCGGGCAGAAAGGTTGAGTTGTTTGTCAAAGAAAAGAAGACCAATACTATTCTGGGGTTTATCAAACTCAACTCTCCCCTGATTAATTGTAAACCTCGTAATGACTGGCTGGGTGCTGCACCTGACCTGAAACAATTCAATAAGCACACTATCATGGGGTACATTATTGTTCCAGTGCAACCTTTTGGTTTCAACTGTCTCGGTGGTAAACTGCTTAGTCTGGTTTGCTGTTCTCATGAGGTCCGTGAGATTGTCAGTAAAAAGTATGACATGAACTTGTGTCTGTTTGAGACCACATCTCTCTATGGCAATATCAAAGGAACCAGTCAGTATGATGGACTGAAACCTTACCTGCGTCATGGGGGTGATACTGAGTCCGACTTCCAAATGATTTTGCCTGATGATTTCTACAATTGGATTTTTGATTGGTCTGTAGAAAAGAATGGTGGTGTGCGCCTTATTGAAAGAGCTGGTGCTAATGCATCTGGTTACAAACTCAAGTATCAGGCAAAGATATTCAGTGCTGTGCGGCAGTCTATTAAAAAGCATATGCCAGAACGTCTAGAAGAATATAATGCATTGATGAAAAAGTCTAAGCAACTCAATACACAGAAACGTTACTATCGTTCTGATTATGGTTTTGCTAATGCTAAAGAAGTTCTCTTAGGTAAAGAAGAAAAACTCTTGCCAAACCCACAGAACTATGATAAGTTCTATCTTGAGAACCTTGTGAAATGGTGGAAGAATAAGGCAACTAAACGATACACTAAATTACAAGATGAAGGTAGACTTCGCAATACCCTTGAGGTATGGACAGAAGACACTATTAATACTATTGATATTATTCGTTAGGAGATTTACATAATGATTATGCCCGTAACTAACTTTGAAAAAGTAATTCAGTTTATGAACACCTATGGTCAAGAGGTAAAGTCTAAAGCAGCATTCCCAGATGCTACAACTACACACTTGCGAGTAGATTTGATTGAAGAAGAACTGAATGAACTGAAAGAAGCAATTGCCAATGATGACTTGGTAGAAGTTGCTGATGCTCTTGCTGACCTTCTCTATGTTGTCTATGGTGCAGGCGCTGCATTTGGTATTAACCTTGATGCATGTTTCCATGAGGTTCACTCTAGTAATATGTCTAAGCTGGGTGAGGATGGCAAACCTATCTATCGTGAAGATGGTAAGGTAATGAAAGGTCCGAACTTTCGGGAACCTGCTTTGAGGGATATTTTGACATGAAAATTATTGCAGGACCATGCCAGCTAGAAGAAGATTCTTTTGAGGTTGCCAAGTATTGTCAACGCATTGCAGAAGAGCATGGCATGGAGTTTTACTTCAAAGCAAGTTTTGATAAGGCTAACAGAACTTCTCTAAATAGTCAGAGGGGTTTAGGTGTAGAACGTGCTATGCCTATCTTTGATGATATTAGACGCAAGTTGCGTTGTAAAGTTGTTACTGATGTTCATACAACAGGGCAAGTTGCTATCATGAAAGAAGTAGTTGATGTGCTACAAATCCCTGCCTTTCTTTGCCGACAAACTGACCTACTGTTAGCAGCAAAGAACACAGGAAAGATTGTCAATGTCAAGAAGGGGCAGTTTCTTGCACCTTGGGATGTTGCTGGTATTATTAGTAAGGTAGGAGAAGAGAATGT